AAACTTTCTTTGCGAGAAATTCTATTGTAGCTGGATCAATAGATCCTTGACGCTTTGTTAACTCAGGTGGGATAATTTGTATAGTAAACTTATCCGCTTTTGCGTAACTTCCTAGACCATCTATTTTGGCCATGAAGTCCGATACCCCAAAATTTGTTAGTGACATTAAAACATTCCTCCGCTATGAGCCCATACTTCTTTTTTATTTGCTTTTCTAAATCTTTCTACTGGTAGAAAAAGTGCTACTTCCCATTCATCAGCATTAACTAGAACAAACTTAGATTTAATCTTACTTGTCAAATATCGATGTATTGTGGGTTTTGCTCGTTTAATCTTGGTGAACCCTTTTAGCATATTATATGTTAATTTCAATTTAGTGGTTTCATCGTATTTTTTATTAGTTGCATACATCTTAAGTTGATCCATTAATATAGCTCTATCTTTTGGCGCAAGATAATGAAAGTTCAATCCAAGAAAACCATCGTTATATCTTTCAATAGGAAAAACCAAAGGGAACGTATCATACCAGGGAAGTATAGCTTTATGTTTAGGATCATAAGAATAAAAATACATTTTCCCTAATACACTCTTTGACTCTAATTGTTCAGAACGTGTAAGTATTTTCTGTGGTGTTTCACTAGAAAATGCTCCTTTTGTTCTATTAACAATTGAACGAAACCAATTACCCGCAGCCTTAGCCTTTGCGGTGACTTGGTTAGTCTTTATCGCGTCTTTTAGTTTATCTAAATATGATTCTTCTACTGTAGCCATATTACTATTTAGTTACTAGAGTGTCCTCTGTTATTATTTGCCATTTCCACCCTTTGATCTCACAATATGATTCTGCGGCTTTCCATTTGGCCTCATTAATGCCCCATGTTTTTACTTCTTTGAGATATCTTCTTTTGTGTTTAGGGTTGAGTTTAGGTGGCTGACATTGTTTCTTAGGTTTTATCTCTATTAAAGATTCTCCTTGAGTAGTTTTAACCCAAAAATCCGGAAAATATCTGTGAAATCTATTGTCAATGGGGGAACGATAGGGTATAATAACCTCTTCACTAGACCAACGCAAGACTTCAGGCTGTCTATCTAGGTATTTCATGAAGGTTAATTCCCATCCAGAACGATAAACTATATTTGTGTGGTCGCCCTTGTACTTTTTGTAGTTTTGTGGGCGAAACTTACCTCTATATCTCATATAAATATATAGATAGTTTAATAAAACCAAATACAAAAGGATGTCTGTAATGAAAATTTACACAGAAGTAGTATATCATTGGGATGAGGGTAGAGGTGAATTAGTTCAAGAATCTGAAAAATCGTTTGATTATGAAGGCCCATTAACTCTGTGTGAGCTAGACGATTCTTTTGTTCCCCCCTCTGACCCAGCGGCGCAATCAGCATTTATCTCTAAATATCCTCCCACACTTGGTAATAATGGAGATGGAGAATTTCAGAATTGGGTATTGTTTGAAAGTTTCGATTTTAAAAACCAAAGTCAACAAAATCTAGACATAGCATTGTATATTCCAGGCGATGCATTAACTACATCATATAAAGCAGAATATGAATCTGCACAATTAGGTGGATTGGGTGCGATGGGGGATAGAGCAATATCCGCCATGCAAAACCCTATATCCGGTGGACTTGATGCACTAAAGAAAAATATCGGAGCGTCAACATCTGGAATGCAAAGTGAAGTAGGTACAGTATCTTTACTTAAAGGAGCCGAAAAGATAGACGGAATGAAAACTTTGGTTGAGAGAAAACAAGGGGTTGTACTTAATCCATTTACTGTTGCTGCATTTAAAGGTCCTACCGATATGAGGCAACATGCATATACTTTTAAGATGTTTCCTCAAGATGAAGGTGAATCAGCTGATTGTGTGGGAATTGTAAATGCATTTAAAAAGGCAATGTTACCATCTCATCAAGGGGGAGAAAACCAAACAGCACCATCGATGTTGTTTGGATATCCTGATATATTTACGATTACCTTTTTTATTGATGGAGAAGAATTACCAAAAACAGAACTTAATCCTATGTTTAATGTGGGAAGATCTGTATTGACTGGTTGTGATTTAGATTTTACTACAGAAAGTGTTCCTCTATTTTTTGATGGTACACAATATCCAGTAAGTATAGAAATGAAGCTTTCATTTATGGAAATAGATGTAATGTATAGAGAAAAAGTAAAACAAGGGTTCTAAAGGGAGAAAATAAATTATGTCTGAATTTTTTCAACATTATCCACAAATTAGATATGATATTTCTGGGTTAAAACCCCCGAAATATAAGACTGTGATTAATATCATGACAAAAGCGAAAATAAAAACTATTCTAACAAGAGACATTGTTAATTATTTTCCTTATTCAATACCAGAATCAGAACGTCCAGATATAACAGCATACAAGGCGTATGGTAATGTAAAATATACATGGTTGATTTTTTTAATCAATGATATGACAGATCCTATTTTTGATTGGCCGTTGAATTCAAGAGAATTTGGAGCCTATATTAAAAATAAGTATGGTACACAAGCAACAGCTAAAGGTGGCGTACATCATTATGAAAAAATTGTTAGAACAAGAACAGAAGCAACAGGTGTATCAGAAGCAATTCCTGAAGCTACGATTGAGGTTGATGAAACAACTTATGATGCCCTCGATGTGAATGATAGAAAGATTGTATATTGTTATGATTGGGAAGTAGACAGAAATGAAGCTAAACGAGATATCAAGTTGATTGATAGAAAATATGTTCAAGATATACTTTCTGAACATGCGGAGAAATTAGGATAATGCCTGAAGAAGCCTTTGGTAAAGTTATTGATAGGAGAACTGCTGGTGAAAGTGTTACTACAGCATCAACCGATCATGGAACTAAAACCGCATTTTTAAGAGATCCAAAACATGAAAAAATTCCCTCATTTCCTGGCGATTTTGAGCTTAGAAAGTTAGTGCTTAAATCTCCCCACATGCATGATGGAGAAGGAGAAGTAGATATAAGAGCGGCATGGTCAGACTTAAATATCTATGAGGATCTTTTTGGAAGTTATCTTACCGGAAATATACAGATAGTAGATGGTGTGGGATTACGTGAAAGTGTTCCTATTATTGGAGAAGAAACTCTTCATCTTGAAGTAAAAACAAAAGGAATAGAAAGACAGAGGAATGAAAATTTAATTCCAGGGCCATTTGCAGGAAGTGAGAATGAAGGTATAATGAAGTTAAAGTTTCGAATAATCAAAATTTCTAATATCAGTAATCTTACTGATGGAATGCAAACTTATAAATTATCTTTTGTTTCTGAAGAGGCTATTATAAATTTAAAACAAAAGGTGAGAAAATCGGCTCTTGATCCAGTTACACTCATGCCATCAACAATAGATAAGTTGGCAAAAAGAATTTATAAAGAAAGTTTCGAAACGAGTAGATCTGGTGTAAAAAAAGATTTTTTTGTTGAACCCACTAAAAATCCCACAGAATTAATTGTACCAAATCAATCACCATTTAGTGCTATGAATTTCTTATGTACAAGAGCGGTTGTAGACGCGGCTCATGCATCAGGGTCTAGTTATGTTTTTTATGAAACCACAAGAGGATTTTTCTTTATCTCTATGGAAACTCTTATGGCGGGTGGCGGAACGGGATATAGTTTTAAAGACTCTGAAGATACATCTCTGGGTTGTATATGGACTACCCCTCCCGATCCTGTTAAAGAAACATACGTGGTTCAACCAAAGAGATTGGGCACTAAGGCTAATGACATAGAAAATGTTGCTATAGAAATGACAGCGGTTGATTCTTATTCATTTTCTTCTAATTTTGATGTTATTACAAATCTTCAAAGGGGAATGTATTCAAATAGGTTACTTACACATGATCTAGTTAGAATGAAGTATGACACATTAGATTTCAATTTAATTACACCGTCTAAGACTCAAACATCTATAGATCCAACTACTGGTGCTACAGTAGATCAAGAATTTGCACAACAATCCGCAGAAGCTAAAAAATTTAGTGATGATTTTGCTCATTTAGGAAAAGGTACATTGGCTACTGAAAAGCAAGATGCATTAGGTTCTCCAGAATCGGCCATAACTTTTTATCCTACAAATTTTGGACATGATATTCGATTTCCCGAAGATTTAGGAGCAAAAACAGTTCATGGATATACTAAGGGTAAGATGCTTATTACACCAACTAGAGTAGAACAATGGATGCAATCGCGGATGGTACAAATGCAACAAGCATCCAATATTAAGTTGAATATTAGGGCGCCAGGATTATCTACTAGATCAGTAGGGGATTTGATTGAATTTAAATTACCAACTCAATATATTGAAGATAGAACAGGTGTTACACAAGCACAACATCATACTTATTTAAGTGGTTATTATTTAATTACTAAATTGCGCCATCACTTTAATAAAGAAAAGTATTCGATAGAATTTGAGGCAATAAAAGATACGTTAAAAAGACCGGTTGGTGGTAATAGACAACCGGCCGAAGGTAACTTACCAGCCGATAATGTTGTTAATGCTCCAGATACAAATGATCCAACACAAGTAGGACCAAGTTAAGGAATAATTACTATGACATATTTTATGGGAAAAGGGGGGTTTGTTTGGTGGCAAGGAGTTGTCGAAGACCGCCATGATCCTCTTTATCTTGGAAGATGTAGAGTTAGAGTTTTAGGTTGGCACTCAGAAGATAAAAGTGAACAACCAACGGATGGATTGCCGTGGGCATATCCTGTTGCTCCGATTACTTCTGCATCTCAGACAGGAGTAGGTACAACTCCATTAGGACCGGTTGAGGGTACATGGGTTATTGGATTTTATCGCGATGGTGAGGACGGCCAAGAGCCAATGTTTTTTGGTACGATTGGTGGTATTCCTGAATTAGATGCAAAGGGTGTTAATAGTGAAGTGGGTAGTTATGGTGGTCAAGGATTTTTAGATCCTAGATTACCAGAAGGAACTATAGGCCATCCAAAATTTCCAGATGAAACAGGGCCTAGACAATTAGCATTTAAGGGTGGTGGAGTTGGAGATCCTGTTCCTAGAGAACCAGCAAGTATTCTTCATGATTCTAATCCCGATCCTTCTGCTCCACCTAAACAGGTAATCGTTGTAGATCCAGGCTCTACTGCACTTGACGCAAATACTATTTTGGACGGCCCCGTAGTAAGATCTATGATTACTTCAACGGGGCCAGGAACTGCAGCTCCACCATTCTCTGTTAAAGTTGTGGAACAAGGAATTAGATCAACATTTCCTGATACTGGTTCTGCTAACTCTGCTACTACTACAACTAGAAATTTAAATTATTTAAAAGAACCAACTACTAATAGACTGGCTAGAGGAATTAGAGGAAACTCGGATGAGAGTAATCCAGATGTAACTGGAATTGTATTTGAAAAGGCACAGAATCGTAAAATCGGTCAAATGAATATTCCTAATGCAAGTGGAGGAGTTTGGCATGAGCCTAAGTCACCCTGGAAAGCAATTTATCCATATAATCATGTTCATCAAACAGAGAGTGGACATATCATTGAAATGGATGATACACCAGAATGGGAAAGACTTCATTGGTTTCATCGTACAGGAACTTTTACAGAAATACATCCTACCGGAATCAAGGTTGATAAAATTGTAAACAACTATTATGAAATAATTTTAGGTTCAAGGCATTCACATATTGAGGCAAATGAGTATACTACTATTGATGGTTCAAAGGAAAATAGAATTCTTGGTAGTAAGGTGGAAAGGATTGATGGATCTTATGACATTGATATAAAAAGTGGAAGTTTTGATGTTAGAAATCCAATGGGAGCTATCAACTTACAAGCTTCAAAGGTGTTCATTAATGCAACAGATAATTTGGTGATGACTGCGAATGAAGTGATAGTTGAGAAAAAGTCTGCTCGTGCTTCTGAAACGACAATAGGAGATGAAAAAAAGAAAGTAGGTGGAAAATATAAAGTCAATGTTGGATCATATAGTATGAATGCTCAAGGTTCTTTGGGTATGCAAACAGGTGGAGGAATGATACTCAATGTTACTGATTCAATAATAGAATCTATATTTGGAGTGTTACCCTCATTGTCTCTGGGTTATGCTAAAAATACTACAGCCACTTTGGGTAAGATTGGAATGGAGTGTACTGATAATTTGGTTTCGGGAGCAATCGAAATGAATTTAGGTCTTAAAGGATTGGGAGCATCTATAGGAATAAAACCTACTGGAAATATAGAATTTAATTCTAATTTAGGAACTTCAGGAATTACAGGTACAG